CACTTTGTAAAAAGTCTAAAGATTTAGTGGTAAATGGTTGTTGTATCGAAGGATCTGATACAAAGGATGTGTTAATATTTTTCATTTTAGTATGTTGTTACGTTATAAGTTATTCCTGATAGCACGTACTTATCTGCAAATGCTCGTACAGTATTTTCTCTATTTGTTGAATTAGTGCCTAATGTAGTAAATAATGCTGCTGGTACGTTTATAGTAAAATTATATTGTGTCGGAAAAGTTGCATCTTCTGGCATAAAATATAATGAAAAAGGACTGCTATTAGCCATAGTGCTAGAATAAGTACCAGTTTCTCCCATTAAAAATATATTGGATGTAATAGCGTTTGTATTTACATATATTTGGTCGGTTGCACTTAGATTTAAAAACCATTTATTTAAAGCATATTCTAATACAATTAATTGAGAATTATATTTTATACGTTCATCAACTCCTATAAAATCGTTATTAACCTTCGTCCAGAATAAAGTATTAGATGGAGCTTCACCACTAAACGATTGAGCTACGCCATCCGCATCAGTATAAGTAGCTTCATAAATTGCTTTATCAGTCCATAAAACTCTATCTCCAAAGTCATAAGTAGTAGCACCAGAGTAATCAGAATACGAGCTACCAATTTTATAATCTTCAAATATTAAAGACCAAAAATTTTGAATAGGTTTAGTTATAACATAAAGCCAAGCTAAGAATTTAGATTCTCTTAACGCTGGAGGTGTTAATTGTTCCGCTACTATTTCATTATCATAATCGTATAATGCCATTATTGTGCTGTATAAGTTATTTTATCCGCAAATGTTTCACCAACTGTATCTTCTTCTACAATATACCCAGCATAAGTTGGATAACTAGATAATAAAGTAGTTTTAGTTTGAACTAAATATGTTTTACTAGCAAATACAGTAGTATCTGGTCGCATAGCTAAATCTGTTATAACAACATCACTAACACCATCAACAGCCTGTATTGCATCTGTTAAAGCTACTATTTTAACCCTAGAATCAAATGGTAAAGATGCTAAATAGTTATTTATTGCAGTTTCAACACTATCTTGTATAGTGCTAGAATATTGACCATTGTAAAACACTTCAGCTACTAAATATAGTTTATCTGGATCATAAGAACGAACATTATAATTAATGCCAGCAAAACCTAAACCAACTGCACTACCAGCTATTGTACCATCTCCACCGTTATTTAAAAAACTATCTAAAGCATTTAATTCAGCAGTTAATAATATTTCTGGTGGATCGGATTTAGCAACCTTAACTAAACAAGTATTTAAACCATAATTACTAATTGCTACCCTAGTTATAATTCTTAAATTAGCATCTATTGTAGCATAAGCAGGAACACCGTTAATTAATTCTAATGTTTGAGGTGTTACACTTGAATATTGAAAATAATTTAAAATTTTATCTTTTAACCATGTAGGAGTACCAGCCGTTGCTAAACTAACTTGTGTTTCAATATCTTTTTTATAAATATCCCAAAGTGTTTCTTGTAAGTACATTTGTACCGCTACAATATACTTCCATAATTTATAAATAGCTGAATTAGAAGGGCTGTTTAAACCACTTAATCCAGTTTGTGCAGCTTGTTCTGCATCCATTAAAGCGAGTATGGTGGGGATTGATCTAGCCATTATGTTAATTCGTCTGGTGTGTTAATTGTTGCATTAATTACTGGTGTTAAAGTTCCAGTAGTAGTATCTGTTGTTAAATTATCATTTCCTAAAGTTGCATAATCTTGTATGTAGTCTTGCACGTTTGGATGGTCGAAATTCTGTTCTTCATTACGTCTAAGTAATTTACCAAATGTACCATATCTTGCAGTATGTACCGTTTGCCAAACACTATCGGTTAGCGTTAGTATTGAAGTATCTTCATCTAAATAAGATTCAAATAAGATGTGTAAACGTACCGTTAAATCGTATTCTTGTGAACTTGCTAATTTACCTTTATCTCTATAAGTAGATGGTAAAAACTCAATGCCAATAGAAGGATATAAAAAGGGGTTTTCTTCACTTTCACGTTCTAATTGGTTATTCCATAGGAATACTTTTTTAATGCCACTAATAGCTTCTAAATCAGTTTTTAATGAGTTATATAGAGTTAGTTTAGACATTAATGCAAATATACAAATTATTTATTAAATTGTTTCTTAATTAAGCCCGAAATAAAATACTTGGCAATAGTTTAACCCTAAATTATTCTTATTTATTAGTATATGAGTGAAATAAAAACAACTATTTGTTAATTGTTGGTTTACGTTTCCTTTGCCTATTAAACTAATCATTTGAATATTTTATTTATTTTGTTTCTAAAATAAGACTCTAATTTTCTATCTAAAACTTTACTATAACCTAAAAATTGACGTTTAGGCATCTTAAAACGTTTCCTGCCAAAAGCATTGCCATACATACCATAATTATGAATATCAGCGTAAATTTTATCAGAATAAACGTTTATACTATAATCTAATTTAGTTGTTTTTACCTTTACTTTTAATGAGTTTTTTAATGCTCCAGTTTTATTTAATATTTTATTATTAGTATATGGTCTTTCTCTTTTACGTTTTAATGGCTTCCATTTTATTAACGTATTATTAGTAAAACCTTCATCATTAAATGCTTTTTTAGAATGGTTTAATGCTTCTTTTTTCATATAAGTTCTCATAGCATTAACCGCAACATACATCTCTTGTTGTTTCTTAGTTATTTTACGAGCTTCATTAAATGCCATTTTATTGCTTCTTTTTTGGTAAGGGTAACCCGAAATTCTTTTTAGCTTTTTCTTTATCTTTTAGTGCGACCTTAAAATATGGGTGCTTTTTACTAAAAACTTTTTTTTCTTTAGCTGCATTAAATCGCCAAATCTCAGGAACGTTTTTATGTAAGTTTAAACCTATTGTATTGGTTGAAACTACATTTTCTCCATAAATAGGCAATACCCTACACCTGCAATTATATCCGTTTGGTGGATAGTATTCATTCCAAAATACATCAGTTTGTTTTTTAATAACACCATTTAATAATGCGTGTTCTTGCCTTACCTTAGCATCTTGCCTAGTTAAATACTCTAAATATCCACTATACTTACTCGGCATCTTTACCTATTTTTAACCAGTTTTTTACATTAATAGCAACTTGTTCAGTTGAATCTAACTCAATAGCTAAATAATCATCATAATACTTTAAATATACTGATTTAGCTTCATTATCATAATCTTTTAAAGATAGTAATTCTCTTAAAAATTGATATTGTTTAGCTGCTGAAAATATATATAAGTTTTCTCTTAAATCAAAAAGCATTTCATAATCTTCAGATCCAAATTGAAATTCATCTATATTATTTCCGTAACCTTTATAGAGATACTTTGTTAGTTCTTCTGCTGTCTTAGAATATAAAGGATAGTAAAAATTATCAAGTGTTACAATACCATTTTTAACCCAATACAATAAATCGTTAATTTCATTTTCAGAAAATAACTCTATTTGTGGTTTTGATATGTTTTGTATTCCGCAAAAATCACACATTAACTATAAATATCTTTTAAACTATTTGATACGTTTTGAATAGTGTTTTGATCTACTACTGGTATAACCTCACTACCATATTTCTCATCTAAATACTCAGGAGTAAAAGTAAATTTACCAGTTTTGATTAGTTCAATATCAATCTTAGACTGTTCAATTAAACTTAAATCATCTTCAGCTTTAACAGTTATTTTAACACCTTCAGGAAATATACCTAAACGTGTCATCATAGGGACTAATTGATAGTTTAAAACACCTTCGATAAAGAACTCATCATTATAAGCAACGTTCTTTAAAACACGTTCTTGCACTTCTGCACTACCTACATAGGCTTTTTCATCTAATGTTCCAGTTTGCCCTAAAATAAGTTTGCTAATTTCAGAATTACAACGCTGTATCATCATGTCAAACACCTGAAAAGCATCTGAACGGTTACTTTCTACTAACTCAATTAAATCATCTGTATCAAACACACCGTAACTAGCAACAGCCATGTTTTTAAGGTATTTTTCCATGTTATCACGAGTTTGAGTGTCTCGTACATTTGTTTTACCTATTCTAATAGGACTGCCAAATATCTCAACAAATTCACTCCATGAACCTAACGCCATTTTCTTCCAAATAACTAAAGGAGCTGCTTTTAAATACAGTCCTAAATCTTTTGGTTTACCCACACCAATACACCAGTTATTATATGGTGCTTCTAGGTAGTCAGTACCGCTTAAATCTGCATAAGTATTTGTTACTATATGAAATTCTGGTTTTACATATTCTCTAGGTACTAATTCAACTGCTTTAAAAGCATCATTTACAACACTATCAAATTGAATTAATGAATGCCCGTAAAATATAGAATCTAAAGCATAATCTATAAAATCCCTAAACCATTTCTGTTTAATTATTACTTCTAGTTCTTCACTTTCTTCACCATTCAATAAAACATCAAAGTCTTTACAAAGTGTTAAGTTTTTACGTTGATTAACTGCTGCGGTTAAATGTGCATCTAATTCAATATTTTTGTAAATAGTGTATAATTGCCTTCTTTGAGGTGATAATAAAGATTCTGCTGCCGTTACTGCTAGTTTATAAGCTGCAATATCAGTAGCGCCTCTATATAATTGAGTAGGTACTGTTATATTTCTTCTAATATCTGCCGTTTTAGGCATATTAACAGAAACATCTTGTATCTTTTTAAATCTGTCGAAAAATCCCATTACCAAAGTTGATTAGATGTTTTAGTTGTTGATCCGTTTGAATTACCCCATCTTATACTTAACCCTTGTTCTGGTAATATTTGAGGTAAATCTGCTGTAATATCTCCACTTGCAACACGTTTCATCCAAGCGATAGCACCACCGTTTTGAGTAGCATTATTACCATCATAACGTTCCTTTCTTAAGTCTGGAATGTTTCTAGGGTTAATACGAGAGTGTAAATGGTATAAAGTAATATCTAAAAGATACATTACTATTTGTTGGTTTCTGTTATCTCCTTCAGTCCATTTAGTATCGTCATCAGGATAAGTAGCAGTTAAAGTATAAGCACTACCAGCACTCCAAAATTGAGTATTAGTAGGTAATATTCCAACGGTAGAAATTAAACAAGTGTATTCGATATTGTTATAATAAACTTTATCTGCAATAGCATAAGTAGTAGTATTGCTATATTCAGCTTCTGGCAATGTAACATAAAATAAAGTTTTATCTAAACAAATTTGTGTCCATTCATTAGCTACAAAAGCGTGTGCGGCGCTGCCAGCTATTGACTTGTAAATATATCCTGCTTGTAAAACGTATTGTCCAGTTGTATAAACAGTAGCAGCACTAAAAGCGGTTGCAGTCCATTCAACTAATTGTTTGCCGTTATAAGTAGCAGTAATATCAAATACTTTAGTATCTGTAAATATCTGATTAACTATGTAACGCTGGGTTAAATAACTAATCATTTCGCTTTGTGCTGATTGCTCAACATCAAGTTTAGTTTGTTGGTTAGATTCGATTATTTGCAGCAAATTATCACTTTGCACACTTCTTAAATAATCATTATCTCTTAAAAGTCTAGCCATTGTACAAAAATATAAACAAATTAGCGTTAGTTAATAGTATTGTTACTAATATTTTCTAAATCTAATATAACTTTATTTTCCTTAATTTTATGAACCTCAGCATTTAACATAGCTAATTCTAGTTTGTGCATATCTTGAACATAAGTAATAAAGTTATATTTCAGCTCCTTAATACGTGTTTTACGAGTGATTATAAAGGTATCGCTATGAATCAAACAATTCGTTTCCTTATCTTCAATAAAGAAAGTTATTGTATTATGTCCATCTATTAGTTCTTTGTGTGATTTTACTTTCATTATAATCTATGTTTAGCGTTTACTGGGGCGTTTCCTATTGGTCTAATATACTGAGTTACATCTCCCTTTTGATACATTTGATATTCGTTTTTAAATGCTTCACAAATAAAATAATCTGTTAAGTCGCTAATATGCCCAAATGGTTGATATGATACACCACTTTTAGCATCTTTAACTTTTGTTTTATCCTTAGTTCCATCACTTGCTTCTTTAGTATTAGTAAAGTCTTGCACGGCTTCTTTTAAATCTGGATTAATAATAAACTCAATATCTCCAAAATTACTAAATAATATTGTATTAAAAAAATTACCACGCATAACAACTGAAGGATTAGATTTTCCAACTCTCATTATTGGTTTATACTGCATTAATTCATTTTGTATCAGTTTAAAGAAATTATGTCCTTTTTCCTGCTTAACATCTTCTTTTTGACTTGTTGCATCTCCATAAATAAATAAACCGCTTTCATGGTGTGGGTATTTACGTTTAAACTCATTACAAACATCTTTGATGGTGTTTCTAGGGTTAATACCTAAAATTAAATCAATAAATCTAGGTTTCTTACCTGATATTTGAAATATACCACAAGGTAAATAAGGATTAACGTTTTCATCCCAACTAATATGTAAGGGTAATGTAGGCTCGTAATGGCATGGTTTAACGTGCTTATCTAAACTAAAATACTTGTAAAATTCAGCTCCAGTACGTTCTTGCAAATCCCAATTACCTTCAACAAACACTTCATATTCATATCTAGGCATTGATTTAAGAGATTCTAAATAGTCTGCTGGTATAAATGGATTGTCTGTAATTTTAGATGGTATGTAAAGCCAATTATTAGGTAAAGTATTAGTTTTCCATTTATTATAAATCAATTCTTTAACCCAGTTATTAGCAGGGTTGCAAGTTGCTAAAATAATTGGTTTAGGTTGCTTTTCAATTATTTGTGATCCTGCCCGTTC